AGTTTTTCCAGAAGATATCCAGTATCTGTACTGCATAGTTACGTTAAACTTCATAACGTCTTTAGCAGAATAATCTAATGTTACAGAACTCATAGTTTTTGGATAAACTTCGTACAGGTCAATTGAGTAACGTGTTTTATCTTTTAGATCTTGAACTTCAATCGTCATATTTGTAGTATAGCGATCGTAGTAATTATAGTTTCTTGTTACTGGGTCTTGGATGGTAGCCATCCAAGAATCAAAAAGACGTTTCACTTTTAAATCTGTATCTACGTAAAACGACATATTGCAAGAATCAAAGAGCCTTTCGTAAGGCATCTCTCTCACTTCACCAAATGTTCTTGACTGTGTAGTTGAATAATTGTAACCAGGAAGCTGAACCTGATCGCACAGTAGTAAAATTTTATAGAGAGAATCGTAGTTTACATTAGCTGGTGGGGAAAACAAAACTCTATATCTATTTGATCTAGATAATCCGTCTGTTTTAATCTGTGATATGAAATCTTTGATCATGAGTTTGCTGCCCTTCTTGAGTCTCCCCAAACTTCTTGTTTACTTGCACCAACAAATCGCTCAACTGGAAGTAACATTGCAGTTGCCCAATCTTTGGAGTTTACTTGTCTGAATACAGATCTTACGTTTCCTGTAATATACCGTTTAACACATGGCTCTGCCATTTTATATCTGGCTACGCCATCAATCAATTTCCAGGAATACTTAATTTTTGTAGTTTCGTCTATTTTGGCGTTATTAACGTATATTAACAATCTATCTAAAAGAGTGATTCTTAATGGGTAAGGAAGATAATGCATATTCAGTCCCATAAATCCATCCTCGGTTTTACCGAACGGAAATACCAGAGGAAACTTATCATAGTATGGTAGATCGTTCTTTGTTTTAGGGTCATATACAAACATGTATAGATGCCCTGGGATAACTCTGGTTGTATTTTGTGTAGTATTCCCAGCTAAAACTTGCTGGGGTGTTATTCTCTGCTTCGACATCAGCAGTACCTGCTGGTCGAACCATGTCCTCGACCTCTTAACCGAAGTTAAGAGGTCATATTTGTTCCGCTCAAAGACGTCGAGCATGGAGGGTTTATTAGCCATTTAATTATTTAGGGGATATTCCCAGGTCGTGTTCTGTGATAATTTTGAACTCCCAGCCACGATCTTTAGCGTACTCTGTAGCTGCTTTCCATTTAGCCTGGTTTTTGATATAGGTCATTGATTCGACCAGATATTTCTGAGTTTGTTTTCCTGGAAATTCTGGTGGTTTTGTCTGTTTCTCTGGTTTTACCTCGACCAAATAGGTTCTAAGTAGTCCATTACTGTTTCTTGCCTGGATCTTAAAATCCACAAAATACCGATGGATATTGTTGTCAGTTGGGCAACGATATGGGATTACCGTTTCTTCAGAACTCCATTTGACTATACTTGGGTTACGGTCGCACCAGGATGCAAACCTGGTCTCCCAACTAGATCTCATGATAACATTAGTCGGGTCGCCAGCATATTTTTCTGGATTTAGCGGTTTGTAAAATCTCTTGTGGAACATAGCATAAATAGTTACTAGTAGTTTTATTTATTCAACCCCACGGGATCAAGATGACAATAGAAGCCCTAATCCTCCAGCAGCAAGACCTAATCCAAAGTATGGGTACTACCAGGGATAACCTTGCCGACGCAATAGAAAGCAATAACGAGCAAAGTATAAACTCACTTAAGGCACTTCTTGCCCAAGAACAGGAAGAGTATAAAAGTATTTCCAACCAGGTTAACGAAGCCAGAACAAACGCATCTACCTCGATCGATCAGCTGCAATCTTTAGTTTATCCAGAGTCTTTTGGTGGAGTTGACGTATCTGGAGTTGGATCGCCATCTTTACAAGATCAAAAATACAGCATACGGGACTACCAGTATCCAAACGACCTAATTTCTAACAAAGCATATGGCGGTAACTACGCTATGTTTTATATCAATGTTGCTGTTGATTCTAAACTTGCGTCAAATAGTAAAGATACAGATTTTATAGACGACTTTGATCAAACGACTCGCCGCAGGGGTTCTATTGTAGCGAATAATTTAAGTTTTAACCAAGTTCAAGGAGCGTCAACATTAGTGGGTGGCGTAAAGGGTGCACTTGGTGGGGGATTGCTTGGTGGTAGTCTTTTTGGAGCATTGAAGGGTGCTGGTTTCGCAGGAGTTGCTAGTACAGTTGGATTCGAAACAATTAAAGCAGCAGGATTGGGAGGGACTAGAGCACAGAAGAGATTAAAGACTGCTATCGCTTTACATATTCCAAATCAGTTACAGACACGTTACGGCGTAACTTATAGTGAAGAGGACACATTTGAATTCGCAGCTGCTGCTGAAATATTAAAAGCAACTGGCGGCAAAAATAAATTTATAGATGCTGCAAAAGCAGCAGGATCAAAGGGACTGGAAGCAGGTTCAGCCATCGCTCTACAAAAAGTAGCACAGGCTGGTGCTGTTTCTGCCGCTACTGGTTTAGCGCCAAATCCAAAGAAAGAACAAGTATTTAAAGGTGTTGATTTCAGAACATTTACATTCGAGTATCAATTCTTCCCAAGAAATGAAGATGAAGCCAAGAATGTTCAAAATATTATACAACAATTTAAGTTTCACATGCATCCAGAATACAAAGGAAGCGGTGAATTTATTTTCGTTTATCCTTCTGAGTTTGACATTGTTTATTACACCAATGGACAGGAAAACGAAAACCTTCATCGACACACATCTTGTGTTCTTACCGAGATGAGTGTTAACTATACACCTAACGGTGCATTTAATACATTTGCCCAGTCAAGAACAGGTGGTGGAATGCCAACGCAGATTAATATTCAGTTAACATTTAGAGAACTCCAGATTCTCACCAAAGAACTTGTTGAGGAGGGTCTATAATGTATTTCAAAGATTTTCCAACATTTTTCTATGAGTTTGATATAAATGGAGAGAAGTCATTAACAGCGGTTAAAGATATTACAAGAAACATAAGATTTCGTAGAGATATTCTAGCCAATGTAACTGTTTATGATGAGTATGATATTCAGGATGGAGATACCCCAGAAATAATTTCTGAGAAAGTTTATGGTACTCCACAATACCACTGGGTAGTTATGTTAATGAATGAGAATTATGATTACATTAACGATTTCCCTCTTTCAGAATTAGAGTTAGAGCAGTATGTTTATCAGAAGTATGGTAACTATACTGAAGATATGAACGATGATCTTCGTGAAGCGGAAAATATACTTGCAAAATTTACAATTCATCACTACGAGCGTTCAGATGGTTTAGTTCTTTTTGACCCGAGCCAATATCCACAAATTTCTTACGAAGTAAAATTTAAGAAAGAAGATAACTCTGGAGTTTTACTTGATGAATTCGGCAGACAGTTAGTAGCTGAGAATTCTGTTGAGGATATTGTAGATCCACCGCAGGTTACTGATAACGATGTCCGTTATCCGATTTCAAACTGGGATCACGAAAGATCAATTAACGAATCCAAACGAAGAATTAAACTTCTTCCAAAAGAATTATTAAATAAAGTTTTACAAGAATTTGAAGAACTATTATAATGCTAAAAGATGAAGTAATTACGTTTGCTGGTGACGTCTCTATTAGAAAAGCAGAGATAGTATCACAAAACGGAACATACCACAATATAATCCCGCAGATATTAAATGTGCAGATTTTTGAAGACATGTTCAGTCCATTTATCACAGGCAGCATAATTGTCCGTGAATCTCTAGATTTTGCAAACTTGTTCCCTTTAGTTGGAGAAGAGATCGTTAATTTGGAAATAGCAACACCTTCTTTAAATAAAAGATTGAAGGGTCAATTCTTCATTTATAAAATGTCTGATCGTGATACGTTGGGTGATAAGAGCGTAGTTTACCAACTGCATATTATTTCTAGAGAGTCAGTAATTGATCTTAATAAAAAAATAAGCAGACCGTTTTCAGGCAAAGTATCAGAGATTGCTGCGCAAATATTAAATGAACCTACCGTTGGTTTAGAAACTGATAAGAGTGTTATAGTTGAGCCTACTGCGAATTCAACAAAATACATATCAAACTTTTGGAGTCCCGTTCAAAATCTAAACTATTTGTGCTCTACCGCACTTAATAGAAATAAATCCCCGACATATTTGTTTTTTGAGAACAGAGAAGGTTTAAATTTTATATCTTTGGATACAATGTATACACCAGAGATATTACAAACCTTTGTCAATGACAAATATGCAAGAGATAACCAGCGTGGCGGTGGCGGAAGCATTAAGAATATTGATGAGGATTTTAAACGTATACAACAAATAAGAATTCCTCAAACTTTCGACTACATGGATAGAATTAGAAGTGGTATGCAGGCATCTAACTTAATTATGTACGACTTCACTAAAAAGCAGTATTCTGTCAAGACATTTGATATGTTAAAAGGTTACGATGAAAATAAACATATGAACTTTTATCCAGTTATCTCGAATAAGCAAACGAGGCGAGGAGATTCTACTTTACTAAGATCATTTAGATACTATGGTAATTTTAGTGGATACGGTGATGTTACAAACAATAACTCTATACAGAAAAGAATTTCTCTTCTCAAGCAAGCAGAAAGTTTTAAAGTGGAAATTGTAGTTCCTGGAAGATGGGACTATACAGTTGGCAAGAAAGTCAATTTGCAATTAACAAGAATAGAGCCATTAACTAAAGAAGATATAGATACAAAAGACAAACTATATTCTGGCACCTATCTTATAGCAGCTATAAATCATACTGTGACTAAAGAAAAGCATGAATGTAGTATTGAGTTAATTAGAGAGTCATTAAACATAAACTTGAATAGAAATGCAAAATGAAATTATACACAGGTGTAGTTGAGAACAGAATTGATCCGTTAAGTCTTGGACGTTGCCAAGTAAGAATAGTTGGCGTTCATACACACGACAAAAATCAATTATCAACAGATGATCTGCCATGGTCATATCCAATGCAGCCAGTTATTTCTGCTGCTATGAACGGTATTGGTCACACACCAATTGGTCCAGTTGAAGGAACATCAGTTATTATATTTTTTGCTGATGACGACATGCAGCAGCCAATTATGCTTGGCACTTTAGGTGGTATTGCTACACCTCCAGGCATTATTGAGTTAGACGGTAATGCTCCACTAACTGGATCTGCAAAACTTTCCAATCTTAAACTTAGAACTATTCCTGGACCAGTTAGTGGTAATAAACTAACATTTTATGATCCTGAGTTTGGTCGAAATGATCTAACAAAAGATTTAAAAGCCAACATGAAAGTGTTTGGTCATGATATTGCTAAAGAAACATTTATTGTTTCTATTAATAGCGGTACTGAAATTACAATTAGTAGCGTAGTATCTAATTACGTAGAAAATATTATTACGTTCGAGGCAGTTCCTAGTAACCTAGATGCAGTCAGACAAAGCGTAGCCCAAACTGGTGTATTAGTTGACGGTTCTGGTAACCCTGTTGTTTCTGGTAGCGGAACACCAATAACAACTGGTTCCTCGGATACACCAAATTCTGCTGCGTCGTCAAATTCTTCAATACCGACTGTTCCTCCACCAAAATCATCTCCACAGCCAGCGAAGTCTACTGAAGGTATTAAGGCACTTATTGCAGCTTGTGATAAAGTTGGTTTGACAACTAAAGAACAAAAGTGTGCACTGCTTGGTATTGCTGGTGGTGAATCTCGTTGGATTCCACAGTTGGAGAGTTTTAATTATAGCGAGGCACGACTCAAACAGGTTTATTCTTTTGCAACTGATGAAGACGTGCAAAAGTATGGCAACGCTACTAAGAAGGGTGTGACGAGAGAAGAGTTTTTCTCATGGGCATACGGTCCAACCAAACGTGGTAAGAACTTCCTTGGTAACAAAACAGATGCTGATGGCGGTAAGTATTTTGGTCGTGGATTCATTCAGTTAACTGGTCGTGCTAATTATGAGAAGTATCAGAAACTTGCTAATCAAACTGGATTGAATATTGACATTGTTAACAATCCAGATTCTCTTGATGCTGATATAAATGTTTCTGCTTTGGTTGCAGCTCTGTATATCAAAGATCGAGTTAAAGGTGTATCGCCAAATGATCATCCAAGTTATTTTCTTGCAGCTAAGAAAGCAGTTGGTGTCAATACTCCAGATATAGCAGCTATTAAACAAAACTACTATGAGTATTTTTACGGTTTGCCTGGAACTGGCAGTGAAGAAAAAGACGCTGGTCCGCCAACTTCACAACCACCACAAGATGGAGATTCTTCTACTCCAAGACCATCTGAGCAAAGTATAAACTCTGGTGCTGCTCTTTATGGATTTAGAGATCCAAACAGCAAGTATCCTCTAAGTGAGTATATGGGAGAGCCAGATACAAACAGATTAGCTCGTGGTGTTATTGAAGGCACAATTGTTAAAAAGAAAGATAATACTAGAGTTAAGCAAGTTCCTAAGGCATTAGGTCAAGGAAACTGGGATCAACCAGAAGCGCCATTTGGCGCGAAGTATCCATATAATAAAGTATTCGAAACAGAATCTGGACATGTACAAGAGTTTGATGATACGCCAGGACAAGAGCGCATTCATACTTTCCATAGATCTGGAACATTCCAAGAAGTAGATCCTAATGGTACGCAGGTAAATTATATCGTTGGTGACAACTTTGTTGTTATGGAGCGCAATGGTTGCATTAGTGTCAAGGGTGAGTGTAATTTGACTGTTGAGGGAAACGCGAATATCTACGTCAGAACAGATGCTAATATTGCAGTTGAGAATAACGCAACAGTTGAAGTTAGAAATAACTTATCGATAGGTGTTGCCACGGATACAACTTTGGCAGTTGGCGGTGACATGAAGATGAAGATCGTTGGTGATCTCGATATACAAGCAGCTAATATTAGAGTTAAGTCAGAAGGAGATTACGATTCTCAAGCGACAGGTGGCATTAGCGTAAAAGGTGCAACTACAAACATTGAAGCGGAAGGCGAGTCAAATTATCTTTCTGGCGGTTCAACAAATATGGACTATTCAGTTGGTAACTTTGGTAATGGTGCTTCTGGTGCTAATGATGTTGAGGCTATCGAATTACCAGCGCCAGCACTTGGTGACCCTATCAATCCTATAGTTCCGTTCTTAATACCACCAGAGCGCGAGTTCGAAGAAAGAACAGTAGTTGAAACTCCTGATGACTTAGAAACACCAGAGGGAAGAGCAAAGCAGGCAGAAGATCAGAGAAAAACAGGAGTTGTTGGAGCTCCTGCGCCAGAAGCATCAGAATCTGCTCCAGCACCAAGAGGTGGTGCTACGGCAAAAACTTCGGTAGACTGTTCTATAATTTTTAGTACCAAATCATTTACTGCTGATTATCGTTTGTCTAAAAACTTTACTTTAGGTATGTTAATTTCTGGTGGATTTAGCGGACAGCATAAACTTATAGATCAACAACTAAAAGAAAGTAGAGATTCTGCTGAGAGAACATTTACAGTTCAAGAAATTGTATGTAATTT